AGTATGTATGTAGATGATGCTGAGTTGGCATTTCGTAAAAAGGAAAATAAATGAGTATACTTGACAAGATTAAAAAGAATAGTTCGATTAAAGATTCGGCTATTCTGTCAAAATCAAAGTTCTTTACTGCAAAGGATATGATTCCTACTTCCGTGCCAATTATTAATGTGGCATTGAGTGGCAAATTAGATGGTGGTTTAACACCGGGTCTTACAATGTGGGCAGGTCCATCAAAACACTTTAAGACTGCTTTCTCACTTTTGATGGCAAAATCTTATTTGGACAAATATGAAGATGCGGCTCTTTTATTCTACGATAGTGAGTTTGGTACTCCTCAGAGTTATTTTGACAGCTTTGGTATCGATACCGAGCGTGTACTGCACACTCCCCTCACAGATATCGAACAACTCAAATTCGACATTATGCAACAACTTACGAAACTTGATAGGGGTGACAAACTCATTATCATAATTGATTCTATTGGTAACTTGGCATCAAAGAAAGAAGTAGAAGATGCCTTGGCAGAAAAATCTGTTGCTGATATGTCAAGAGCAAAACAAGTCAAATCATTATTCAGAATGGTGACTCCTCATTTAAATCTTAAAGATATTCCAATGATTGTGGTAAATCATACTTACATGGAAATTGGAATGTTCCCCAAAGCCATTGTTGGTGGTGGAACAGGTTCAATGTATTCAGCTGATAATGTTTTCATTATTGGCCGGCAACAAGAAAAAGAAGGTACTGAAGTTGTAGGTTATAACTTTATCATCAATGTAGAAAAGAGTAGATATGTCAGAGAGAAATCTAAAATTCCTGTTACTGTTCGTCATGACGGTGGCATTAGTAAGTGGAGTGGGTTACTTGATATTGCACTTGATTCGGGTCATGTTGTTAAGCCAACTAATGGTTGGTACAGCAAAGTGGACGCAGATGGTGTTATAGAAGATAAAAAATACCGTATCAAAGAAACCGATTCATCCGAATTTTGGGTACCAATACTCAAACAAAAATCCTTCCAAGATTTTGTACAGAACACTTATCAGATTGCTTCAGGTAATATCATGCAAGGAGATGTTGACCAAGCATTTGAAGTGGAGACAACGAACGGAGTAGAAGATGATTGAAGGACTTGATTATTGTTTTATTTACCCAAAAGACGATGCTCAAGCGGTACATATCCGTTTCTTGGACGGACCTTACAAAGATACCGTTTTTAAATATGGTAAGGTAAAGTTTGATGAAAAAAATGACCAGGTCTATTTACTTTTTGCTTACGATGTGTTAGAATCAACAGTAGATAAGCCAAGAAAATTGGAAAAAGATGACAAGTTTAAAAATTACATTGGTGATTTACTTGTAGAAATTATGAGCGGTAATATGGAACAGGATATAGTTGATGAAGCTGGAACAAGCGATACTGAAGAACCTAGTTTGTAATGAGGAATATTTAAGAAAAGTATTACCATTTTTAAAGCCAGATTATTTCTCGGACAGAACCGAGAGAACCTTATATAATGAAATTACATCATTCACGGAAACTTACAATCACTCGCCTACGACTGAAGCAATTAGTATTGCCATCAAAGAAAAGAGTAATCTTACGGATGATGAAGTTAAGGGATGTGAAACTTATCTTCAAGAAATTGAGAGTAATATCAAACCAGAAGCCGAGGTTCAATGGCTTATTGACAAGACCGAAAAGTTCTGCCAAGAGAAGGCGATATACAATGGTGTATTACGGGCTATTTCAATTCTCGATGGTAAAGACAAAACTAATGAGAAAGGTTCGAGTCCCGCTATATTATCGGACGCCTTGGCCGTTTCATTTGACACAAGCGTAGGACATGATTACTTAGAAGATAGTGATGAACGATATGAATTTTACCACAGAAAAGAAGAACGTATTCCATTTGATTTGGACTACTTTAACAAAATCACTAAGGGTGGCTTACCTGCTAAAACTCTTAACATTGCTTTGGCTGGAACTGGTGTTGGTAAAAGTTTATTCATGTGCCATGTCGCTGCGGGCGCCATGGTTCAAGGCAAGAATGTATTGTATATCACATTGGAGATGGCAGAAGAAAAGATTGCAGAACGAATTGATGCAAATCTACTCAATGTTACGCTCGATGATTTGATTGACCTTCCAAAAGATATGTATGATAAGAAAGTTGCCAAAGTCCGTGAAAAGACTTATGGTAAACTTATTATCAAAGAATATCCAACTGCATCCGCTTCCGCAACTCATTTTAGGACATTACTCAATGAACTTAATCTTAAACGTAGTTTTAAACCTGATATTATCTTTATTGATTATCTTAATATATGTTGCTCTTCTCGTATTAAAGCCGGTTCGAATATTAATTCCTATACCTATGTTAAATCGATTGCAGAAGAACTTAGAGGGCTTGCGGTTGAGTATAATGTTCCTATTGTTTCTGCCACGCAGACTACTCGCTCAGGATTTACAAGTAGCGATCCAGGTCTTGAGGACACCAGTGAATCATTCGGACTCCCAGCCACCGCAGACTTAATGTTTGCTTTGATTACAAGTGAAGATTTAGAAGAACTTGGTCAAATCATGGTAAAACAATTAAAGAATAGATACAATGACCCAACATATTATAAACGATTTACAATTGGTGTTGATAGATCCAAGATGAGATTGTATGATGTTGAACAATCTGCACAACAAGGTATTGCTGATGCCGGTAAAGCACCAATCGGTGCCTTTAATAAAATTCAACCACAAAAGAAATCGTTTGATGGATTCAAAGTATGATATTAGAAAGAGTTGATGCTCTCCATGTCGCAAAGGCATTCCACGATTACTTCAGTAATATTGGAAGTACCGAAGAATATATGCGTGATGAGAAATTAAAATCCGTTGCAGAGATTCCAGCATCATTGTTTCCACCGGAAGATGATTTGTTTTCTGATTTCTCTATGCACCCAAATGACATGGATATTGAAGTTACCGAAATACCAAGTAGTCAGTTTGAAACATTACTTGCCATTACCTCATCACACATTAACAAAACACCAGTTGGTAAAAATATACAATTGGTAGTTAAAGAAAAGAACTCAGGAAAGATTCTAGGTTTCATTCGTTTAGGTTCACCAGTCATCTACATGAAACCCCGTAACGAACTCTTGGGGCAAGTTTGGATTCAACAGGAAGATACTGCCAAACGATTCAATGCTTCTACTGTTATGGGATTTGTAATTGTACCATCTCAACCCTTTGGTTTTAATTACCTAGGTGGTAAACTTCTATCTGCTATTTGTACCAGTCATACTGTAAGAGAAATCTGTAATAAAAAATATGATATGAATGTTTGCCTATTTGAAACTACCAGTTTGTATGGAAGTACCAAGACAGTATCACAATATGACGGTATGAAACCGTATATTCGATTTAGAGGTTTGACTGAATCTGATATGGTACCAATGATGCACGGTGAACGATACACCAATTTGAAGGCATATGTTGAAAGTAAAGTTGGAGATTTATTGGCAGGTGATACATCAAGTACCAGTAGAAAACTAAGAACTTTCACCAAGATGATTGCTTTAACAAAAGCCGCTTTAAAAGGAACATCTGAAGGTGATGATTTTAACCTAACGATTGAGAACGCCAAAAAGTTGACAGAGAAGAAAAGATATTACACCTCTGATTATGGATTCAAAAATTCAGTTGATTATATGAATTGTAAAACGGATAAACTTTTACCTGGTGAAAATTATGCCAAACATGAGTTGTCTAATATCATTGAGTGGTGGCGGAGCAAAGCTATAAATAGATACGAAACCCTTAGAACTGAGGGTAGATTAAGGACAGAATTAGAAATCTGGACTTCAGGCAAAGACATTCAAATTATTAGGTAAAAAATGGCCTCTTCAGCAAGTAATACGGCACCAGCGGAATCCTCACAAGCTTTATTCTGTGCGATTGCGGACCATCTTGGTAAAACAGAATATTTTAAATTAGTAAAAGATATTATGATATTACCAAAAAAAGATAGAATTTATGATGCATTTAAAGCTTCTATTTCAGAAAAAGATTTAAACGCATCTTTTGAAAAAACAGAAACTTTTAAAACAAAAGGAAATAAATTTAAACTTGAAGAATTGGAAGACTTTTTAGATAAAGAAGTTGATTGGTTTATATCCTCATTACTTATTGCCGAAAAGATTTTAAAATTTATTAATAAAGCCAGTAGCAAATTTAACCTATCGGTTCAAGATTTATATTATGAACGTGGTGATGATGCTGTGATGGGAAATATAGCAGAACTTTTTGAACTTGCAAATAGTGGCCAAAAAGTTCCCAAGAAAAATAAAAATGAAAATGCTGTGGCTGCTGTTGTGAAAACTCCTGTATTTGGTGATATTAATAAATGGTGTCCTGCAGACATATATTTTGCGTCTGATGAAGCTAAAGAAATTATCAAAAAAAATTTGAATGATTATAAACCAGCTGGTAGTCCCGTATTATCATTCACTTCACTTAATGGTTTAATATCAGACATGATAGCCAGCGGTGATTTACTGCCCGTTTCTTTAAAGAAAACAACAACAAATGTTCATTTAGTTTTTGTAAATTTTAGAAGATCCAGAGAAGAAGAAATGTTGAGCAGTCTTAAATTTTCTAATGTTAGTAATTGGATTCCATTAAAGATGGCGGATTATAAAAAATTACAAGCAATAAAATTAAATAGAAAATATGAATTAGATACAAAAGATAAATTATTAATTAAAAATTTACCAACTAGAGATATAAAATTAAATTTTACCGAAAAAACTGGCCAAGCAGAAATTAAAATACGTCACGATCCTTCAGGTTCAGGATCAATTAAAGCTGAATATAAAGGAAAAAATGCAGAAGCCCGTGGGGGATCCGTAGTTTCATTGGATATACTTTGTTACTTATTCAGTTTGGTTGATAAACAATTAGCCAAAGATTTCAAATCTGCTTGGTTTGCTGGCAGTTTGGAATTTAGAAATAGAGTGCGTGACCTTGGACCAAATCCAGGAGAAGGTGCCAACGCAAAAGAAAAAGCACTAAAAGAATTGTATAATGATAAACGTGGTGGTATGAGTGCTTACTATGTTACGAATGAAGCATTACCAATTATTAAAGATTGGGTAGAAACTAATTCAAAGAAAAAATTACCAGGAACTAAAGACACTAAAGTAGATTTATTAATACGCAGAATTTATGAATATGTTACTTCAAGAACCGATGAATCAAGTAAATTTATTATAGCAAAATAGGATAAAATATGGCACTTATTGACTTTGATAAACTTGCATCACAATATGAGGATGATAATGACTTTGGATTCTCAGCTGTATCCGAAGAAGAATATAATTCGGTTATTAATAAGACTGCACAGACGGCTGATGATTATAAAGAACGTTTGAAAGAAGTTGAAAAAATTATTATTCCTTTTCTCACCAAACTTCATTCTACTGGAGATAAAGAATATATATATTGGCCAAATCGTAAACCAATTATTGAAAAACAAATTGAAAGAATATTAAAACTGACGAAAGATTAATTATGTCTGCAACCGTGATTATACCGACCACAGGTGTTCCTGAGGTTCGACAAGCAATTGAATCTGTATTAAATCAAACTTATCCTACTACTTGTTATGTTGTCGGTGATGGAGAACAATTCAACTCAAAAGTAAAAGTCTTACTGGATGATTATCCACAAGTTAAGGCTTGTTATTTGCCAATCAATGTTGGCGCCAAAGGTTTTTATGGCCATCGTGTGTATGCCGCATTTACACATTTGGTAGATACTGATTATGTAATGTATCTTGACCAAGATAATTGGCTAACCACTAGTCATGTTCAAACCTGTGTTAATACAATTGAAAGAAGAAGCCTAGATTGGTGTTATTCGCTAAGGCAAGTACATGATAAAGCTGGTAAATTTGTTTGTTTTGATGACTGCGAATCATTAGGCAAATGGCAAACATATCATGGCATTAATCACATTGATACAAACTCCTATTGCCTAAAGACTGAAATTGCTGTAAAATTGGCCTCTGCGTGGCACGGTGGTTGGGGCCAAGATAGAGTATTTCTTGGTGCAGTAACACAACATTTCCCTAGATGGGATTGTACAAATGAATATACTGTACATTATCGTACAGATGGCGGTAAAGGTTCTGTAACAACAGATTTCTTTATTAAT